GAGAAGCAGCAACAAGCAAAAGAAAAGTTCAGCTCCATTCCATTCATCCTTGAACAAATCCATGACTGAAGAAACTATTCAAGATGCTCCTGAATACCAAGTTCCTAAGCATGACCCATCTCCACTAGTAAAAATTCAATCAGCTATCACTCGTACTCACTACGAAATGCTAATTGATTTAGCTAGAGCTAAAGATATTGGTATGTCTGAGCTGATGAGATCAATCTTAGAACAGTGGACTTCAGATAACTATCACAGAGAACTAACTCTTTGGTCCTCTAATAAAAACTAGTGAACGTCAAGTTCAGAGAATTACTTTGGTATTCAGATGAAGACCCTGGAAGACGAGCTTGCCTTGGAAGATCAGATGCTTACGCTTGGTTGCGACCGAGTGAAACTTCTATCCAACATACGCAAAAGAGGACAGATGGAGTCCTTATCCAAGTGGGGTGAAGCTCTCACTGCACATGGAATAGATCAGATAGTTATCCATCTCCGAGCTATCAGAAAGAAAATAGAGAAGGGAATAGCTGGTAAATCTTTTGCTTTACTCTCTCCTATTACACACCTACCACCTCAACAAGTAGCAGCGTGTTCCCTTCGTACTGTTATCGACAGTCTTAGCTCATGTCCAACGCTTCACTCAGTAGCAATGGACTTAGCAGACAAGCTTTGGATTGAAACCATGCTTGATCGTGCATCGAAAGATGAACTAATTAAATTCAAGCGTGGTCGTAATCGTCAAGCACACAAGATGGCAGCTATCAGACACATGAAGTGGACTGATAACTGGCAGCCAAAAGAAAAGATGGCATCAGGTGTATTCCTAATTGAGTTGATTGCTAAAGAGACAGGCTTAATTCAAATCGTTATGGACCACGGTTATAAACCTGCAAGGCGGGTCGTTAAAGCAACCGATGAGTGCATGGCTTGGATTAAGGATGTCAAAGCACAACAACAATTGATGACACCTAACTATCTACCGATGGTGATTGAACCTAGACCTTGGCCTGATGGTGGGTACTACAAATTACCCCTCAAATTACTGAAGAGTAATGATGAACTTGTAGCTAAGAACTGTAAAGGTGATGAACCTTTTATCAAGGCAGCAAATGTCCATCAATCAGTAGCTTGGATGGCTAATAACTGGATGCTTGATCAGGTTCTACATGCTTATGACAACAACCTAGAAATTGGGTGCTTATTTCCTAGAGATGGATGGCCCGTGCCTCCATTCCCTAAGCACTTAGATGAAGATGATCCAGGTGTATTCAAGTGGAGGAAAAGAGCCAAGCAAATCTATGAAAGAAACGACAAGACTAAAGGCGCACGCATAGGTCAAGCTAAAACTTTATGGGTTGCACGCAGATTCAAGGATGAAGAGAAATTTTATTTCCCTATGTCCCTTGATTTCAGAGGTCGTTACTATTACCGCCCTCCTTATCTGAACCCACAAGGTAATGATGTATCAAGGTCGCTTCTCTTATTTGCTAATGGCACACCCATCAACACAGAAGAGGAACTCAATTGGTTACGAATACATGGGGCTAACCTCTATGGATTAGGTAAATCAGATTGGCAGACTCGTATTGATTGGGTGAAAGAGCATGAACAATTAATTACTGGGGCAGGTAATGACCCGTGGTTGAACTCTGAGTTTTGGATGAGAGCTGATAAGCCTTGGTGCTTCCTTGCTTTTGCTCGTGCTTATAAAGAGTTCAAACAAAATGGGTGGGGTTACATTTGTCACCTACCAGTAATGCTGGATTGCACGTGCTCAGGTATCCAACATTACGCAGCTTTGTTGCGTAGTGAATCAATGGGTAAGTCAGTCAACCTCATCTCAAGCGATAGGCCACAGGATATTTACTCCGAAGTAATGACCCGTGTTCTTAAGAAATTGAGAGAGAGTGAAGATCCAAGAGCAAGGAAGTGGTTAATGCTTGAGCCAGACAGGTCGCTCGCCAAACCGTGCGTTATGACCAGTCCATATTCAGCGACATCTACTGCCTTCTACTACTACTGCTATGACTGGGCGCAGAAGAGATCGAAGGACATGTTCGCTGGTAAGACATGGACTACTAAGCCTGGAGCTATGACAACTATGCACTTCATGGCACAGCTCTTACATAAAGAGACAACAGCTTTGATTGGCCCAGCAGTTAAAGCAATGGAGTGGTTCAGAAAACTTGGTCGTCTTGCTGGTAAGGACAACATCCCTCTTGAGTGGACAACACCATCAGGTTTGTTAGTTCATCAGGAGTACAAGAACGTCAAGCAAACACGCATCCGACTCAAGTATTTATCTGACGTTCACATGGACATCAGAACAAATATAGATCAAGACGATCTTGATTCAGGTCGGATGGCTAACGCTCTTTCGCCTAATCAAATCCACTCATTTGATTCAAGCCACATGTCTTTCTCGACACTCAAAGCAGTAGCTCTAGGTGTCAAGAACATAGGCGGGGTACACGATTGTTTTGCTTCGACCCCTTCAGAGATGAGCACACTGAGGGATGCAGTCAGGCAATCATTCTCTGAAATGTATTCAGAGGATTGGTTCACAACAATCACAACACAGCTCACCCAACAGATTAAAAGGAAGGATGAACTACCACCTAAGCCTGAGCTTGGTGATCTTGATCTGACTTCCGTACAAGGTTCTAATTATTTCATCACATGAACTCAGCACAACAATTTGAAAGACTCAAACTTACAACACCAACTTGTAAGTATCAGTACGCATGGCTTGTCACACCTGACACCAAGTATGAACAGGCAGTTTGGAAAGTAACAGCTCTTATTCCAGCCGATCAAGCTAGTGAGATGGAGCAACAACTCGAAGGATTGCTATCTCGTTTCCAGAAACAATGTAAGGAAGCTGATCCAAACAAAAAAAATTGGAAGTCAGCACCTCCTTCCTTTGGTTTCGATGACATAGAAGGGGAAGCTGTCTTCTATATCAAGATGAAACGCAAAGTATCTGGTCAAAGAAAAGATGGTTCAGTATGGGAGAACACTCCACCTGCACTCTTCGATGCACAAGGCAAGCCATTGTCTGATGACATGAAGAAGAGAGTAGATAAGATTGGACCTGGTTCTACTGGTCGCATCTCATTTGAAGCTGTCCCTTACAACCATCCTTCTACTGGAGTAGGAATCAAGATCCAACCTTTAGCTGCACAAATTATTGACCTAAAGGAATACACAAAATCTTCTACAAGTTATGGCTTTGAAGCAACGGAAGGTAACTTCCAAAGCTCGTCAGAAGCAACAACCTCTTTCACAGAAGAGGAAGACTCATCCGATTTCTAAATATCGGAGTAAGTTTGAGGCTGGTATTGCTGCCAGCCTTAAGCAGCGCAGCGTTCAGTTCAGTTATGAATCTCTTTGCCTTGACTACACATGGGAAGGAAAATATAAACCAGATTTTATATTGCCTAATGGTGTGATTGTAGAGACTAAGGGATTCTTTTCTCCTAACGACAGACGCAAAATGCTATGCGTTAAAGCACAACATCCTGACTTGGATATAAGACTGTGCTTTCAGAACGCCAAAGAAAAGATCAGTCGTGCTAAGAAATCTCTTACTTATGGTCAATGGGCTACAAGAAATGGATTTGTTTGGAGCAACGGCACTATTCCTAATGATTGGTATAACCCATGATTACTTCCACTAAACACATCCTTATCAACGGGAAGAAACAGTTGGTGACTGAGGACTACAAGCTCATTCAAAAGAAAGATAGAGCTGGTAGTGATGGCAAAAATATTAAGTGTCCTCACTGTGAGAATGTCCAAAGGATTTATCACTTGAGATGGAGGACAGTTACTTGTCACTCATGTCATGCTTCTGTTTCTAAATACGACTGGATGATTGACCAACTTGATACATGGAGAAACCCTAGATGATTTATCAATCACCTCAAGACAAGTACAGATACAAGCTAAGACTTGTAGAAAAGAAAGGTGGTGCTAGTAGCTACGCATACATCACTGCATCTACTGCTACTAAAGCAATTGATAAAGCTTACGAACTTCATGGAAGAGACAAAGGTATTTATGTAATCAACTGGGAACTGACATGAATTATCAAGAGCGTAAAGATCAGGCAGTCAAACGCATCGAAGAACTACGTTTATTAATCCACCACTGGGATAGAAATGAAAAGCAAAAGCAAGTATCTAAAGCACGGCCCATGTCCTGAATGTGATAGCAAAGATAATCTTGCTTGGTTCGATGACGGACATGCACATTGCTACGGATGCGGATTTCAAATCCAACCTTCTAAGAAAGAGAAACGACCAATGACTGTATTGCCTATGAAAAAGCCTGACCTTATAGATCAGTGTCGAATTATTTCCAAAGCTTTAAACAAGCGTGGAATCACCAAAGAAACTACAGATCTATATGGATATGGGACGACTGAAAGACATGGACAACCTGTTCAAGTCTCTACATTTAGAGATCAGCTAGGTAAACCATGTGCTCAACACATAAGAACTAAAGACAAAAGATTTAGTTGGGTCGGTGATTGCTCAGACATGCAGCTATGGGGTCAACATTTATGGAGACAACATGGCACACAAAATATGTTTGTTGTTATTACTGAAGGTGAGATTGATTGCATGTCAGTCAGTCAAGTACAAGGCAACAAATTTCCTGTCGTGTCTCTGCCAAATGGAGCGCAATCTGCTAGCAAGTACATAGCTGCAAATTTAAAATGGCTATCCAACTTCGCTCGTATTGTTCTTTGCTTTGATAGCGATGACCCTGGAACACAGGCCGCCGAGAAAGCTATCGAAGTATTACCTGCTGGCAAGGCAGCTATCGCAAGACTGCCACGCAAGGACGCTAATGAAATGCTCCTCGCAGGGGAAGAAGAACTGTTACGAGATCTGCTCTGGAAAGCAACTCCCGTTAGACCAGATGGAGTCGTTAATGCGGCTGATCTCTGGGATGAACTAAGAAAACCTGGAGCTACATCTATATGCAATTACCCTTGGCCTGAATTAAATAGGTGCGTCAAAGGCTTTCGTAAATCTGAAATGATTACGATCTGCGCTGGCTCAGGTACGGGTAAGAGTTCTATTTGTAGAGAGTTAGCTCATCACTTCCTTGTTCATGGATTAAAAGTTGGATACATAGCACTCGAAGAAACAATTCAACGCACACTTCAAGGAATACTTGGTGTTGAATTATCTTTACCAATCCACATTGATCCTTCTCTAGCTGATGAACAAACAACTAGAGATGCTTTCGATAAATTGCTATCGACTGGCAGATTATTTCTTTACGATCACTTTGGATCTATGGACCCTGATCGCCTTGTCGAACAGATCCAATACCTTGCGAACGTAGAGGGTGTAGATGTTGTCTTTGTTGACCACCTTACGATTGTTGTAAGTGGTCTCACTGACTGTGATGAACGCCGTGCTTTGGATGTCACATGTACCAAGCTTAGACAAACGGTTGAGTCTACGGGCGTGGGCCTTTTCCTTGTTAGCCACCTTAAAAGACCTGAAGGTAGAGGCCATGAAGAGGGAACTCAAGTCTCTCTTAGCCATTTAAGATCCTCACATTCAATAGCGCAGTTATCAGATATTTGTATAGCCGCCGAGCGCAATCAGCAAGGTGATGTTGCAGAACGTAGTGAATTACAACTGCGTTGTTTGAAAAATAGGTTCGCTGGTACTACTGGCCCTGTTGACAAACTTCTTTACGACCAGAACTCAGGTCGATTAACAATTCCAATGTCTTCTTATTTCTAATGACACTACTAATTGATGCTGACTGGCTGATTTATTCCTCATGCTGTGCATGTGAATCAGATACCAGATGGGATGAAAATCTCCATACTCTTCACTTAGATGAACGTGATGTAATGCAACTGATTGAAGATCGTGTTGCTCAATATCAATTGATTGGTGATGCTCGTGGTCCCATCATCATGTGCTTCTCTGACTACCCAACCTTTAGGCATGGGATCTACCAGGACTACAAAGCTAATAGATCAGGCAAGCGTAAGCCTCTTGGCCTTAGTGCTATACGAGAACGAGTCGCTAAAGAATTTCATGCCATTAGTTTCGATGGCTTAGAAGGTGATGATGTCATGGGATTACTAGCGACAGGTGGAAAATATCAAGAACCTATTATCGTTTCACCTGACAAAGATATGCGTGGAGTTCCTTGTACTTTATTAGCAGGTGATGATCTCGAACTTGTTACTCGAAAGAAAGCTGATCGACACTGGATGTTACAAACATTATCTGGAGATAAGACCGATAACATAGAAGGTTTGATAGGTGTTGGCCCAGTTACAGCAGAAAAATTATTAGGTGATGCTCAATCCTTAGAAGATATGTGGACTAAGGTTACGGAAGCATATAAGAAAAAGAAAAAAACTTATTCGGATGCCATCTTAACTGCACGCTTAACACGCATCTTGCGTGATGGGGAGTACGATCACACTACAGGTAATGTAAAACTTTGGGAGCCAACATTATGAACTTCGATGAAGACCTTTGGCCTCCTATTGATGAGGCTTTATTGAAGAGATTAGATGAGATTTATCCTGAGCAATGTCCCTCTACTGACCAAGAAGATAGAGAAATATGGCATTATGTAGGAGCAAGGTCAGTGGTACGGATGCTTCATTCCGTTTACAATGATCAAAACAGTACAGAAAATTAGTTATGTGTGGCGGCGGTGGCGGCGGCGGTTCTGACAATTCAGAATCTATTGCTTTGCAAAGAGAATCTTTAGAGCAATCTAAGGAACAAGCACGAATTGCAGATCAAAGATGGCAACAACAATTCGATTATACAAAAGCTAGGCATGAAGAACAAAAGAGAATAGCAAATCAGAAACCTCCTAAGAGTCCAGAATCTAGTGCAGACCAAGCCGCCCCTGCTTTAGATATTGCTGCTACTAATAGAAGAAAACAAGGTAGAGAAGGCTATAAGAATTTAGTTCAATCCTCTACTGGTCTTGGTATTACTAACCCCTAATGGAATTAACACTAACTACTGATGTCGATAGCCAAGGCAAACCGTATGATGACGAACGAGATGGGACTGTTGCTTCTCGTTACCAACAGCTAGTTACATCAAGAGATCCCTTCCTCCAACGAGCAAGAGACTGTAGCAAAGTTACAATCCCTAGCTTGGTTCCTGACTCCAACATGGGAGATCATGGAAAATTAAAAACTCCTTATCAGTCAGTTGGTGCTAGAGGTGTTAGTCATTTATCAGCACGTTTAGGTCTTAGTCTTTTCCCTCCTAACAGTCCTTTCTTTAAATTAGAAATGGATTCGTTAGCAATGCAATTAGATGCACAAGATCCAAAGATAAAAACAGAACTCGACACTGCATTAGTAAAGGTTGAACAGTCTGTAATGACAATGCTTGAAACAATGTCAGCTCGTGCTTCTATGCACGAAGCCTTCAAGCAATTATTAGTAGCAGGTAATGTATTACTTTATGTAGGCCCAGAAGGAATAAGAGTTATACACCTTGATAGATATTGTGTGGTTAGAGATCCAATGGGTACGGTTAATGAAATAGTTGTAGAAGAAGAAGTTTATCCTGAGTCCTTACCTAAAGATTTCCTTCCTGTTAATGATAAGTCACAAGAAAATATTGGACCTATTAAGAAAACAATTAAACTCTATACATGTGTAAAGTTTATAGAAGATAAAGCTGTTTGGTATCAGGAAGCAAAGGGTAAAGAGATACCAGATACTCATGGTATGTGTCCTATAGATTGCAGCCCTTGGATTCCTCTTAGGTTTGAAAGAATTGATACAGAAGAATACGGTCGCTCTCACGTTGAAGCGTATTACGGTGACTTAACTGCACTTGAATCTTTATATCAATCAGCACTCGAAGCAAGTGCAGCCGCTGCAAAGATTCTTTTCTTAGTGAATCCAAACGGTACTACTAGACCAAGGACATTAAGTTCTGCTGCTAACGGTGCAATTGTTCAAGGTAATGCTGCTGATGTTTCTGTTATTCAAAGTCAAAAGAGTCAAGACTTACAGATAGTTAATAGCATTATTGATCGAATAGAAGGTCGTATGCAGTTTGCTTTCTTACTTAATAGCGCAATCCAAAGACCAGGAGAAAGAGTTACTGCGGAAGAAATCCGTTATATGAGCCAGGAACTCGAAGGATCTATCGGAGGATTGTATTCTATTCTTACCCAAGAACTCCAGTTACCACTAGTTAAACGACTGATGTATATCCTTCAACGTCAAGGAAAGTTACCTCAGTTCCCTGTTAATCAATTGAATGGAGAACCATTAGTTAATCCAAAACCAATCACAGGTTTAGAAGCTATTGGCAGAGGTGACGACATGAATAAATTAACTGAGTTTATAAGTATTGGACATCAAGCTTTAGGACCAGAGGTCATGGCTAAACACTTGAACATGGAAGAAGCATTGCGTAGACTGGCTGCAAGCGCATCTATTGACACTACTAATTTAGTTAAAACTTCTGAAGATTTACAGCGAGAACAAATCGCTGCACAAACAGCTCAGAATAAGATGCAACAACAGGAACAAACTAATTCCCTGTTGCAATCACCAGCCGCCGCACAGTTGGTGAAAAATTACACACAACCTGGAGCACCCTATGGTCCCCAATCAACAGAAGAAGGAGGAGTCCCCAACGCTCTCCCAGCCGCAGTCACCGAAGCTGGAATCCCCAGTGGCCCCACAGGTGGAGAAGCCGAAGCTTAAAGAAGTTCCACCACCTGATAAAGATGTAAAAGAACTTACGATCAAAGAAGACAAGCCTAAGAAAAAGGTTGCAGAACCTAAGAAGTCACAGGTTATCCATGATCGTCCTGGTCACATCACTATTAAATAACTACATAACGCAGACACATGCCTGAATCAATCACAATCAAAGACGAACCAACGCCAGCTTTATCTTTAGAGGATCAAGCTAACTTAGAAAAAACGGAAGAGTCTTCTACTTCTGAAGGCTCTGAACTTTTAGCTGGTAAATATAAATCAGTTGAAGAATTAGAAAAAGGTTATCAAGAACTCCAACAAAAGATGAGTTCAGGAGAAAAGACAGAAGAGCCTGAACCTAAAGCCGAGTCTGAATCTGAATCTGAACCTGAGTCCGACACTGAAACAACAGGTGACGCTAAAGAAATTTATGGAGAATTTATTGGCAGTCGTTTTGAAGAGGCAGGTATTGACTTTGGTGGAATGAATGATAGGTGGCAACAAACAGGCAAGCTAACTCAAGATGATTACACAGCACTAGATGGAGCTGGCTTCAACAAAGAAATGGTTGATGCCTATCTCGAAGGTGTTCAGTTTAAAGCAACACAAGATTCTCAACTTGCAGCTCAACAAGTATTAGATATTAAACAAGAGTTTGGAGGTGAGAAAGCTTACGATGACATGATTGCTTGGGCTTCTACTGCTTTAACAGATGGAGAGAAAGCAGCCTTTGATCGTTCTATTAGGACTACAGATCTTGATCAGATTAAATTAGTTATTGGTGGTTTACAAAGTCGTTATCAATCTCAAGCAAACATCGAACCCAAGCTAATTGGAGGTAAAGCTGCTAGAGGTCCAGTCGATAAATATGAATCACATGCACAAGTAATAGCAGCTATGAATGATGATCGTTACAAGACTGATCCTGCTTATAGAAAGAAAGTAGAACAGAAACTATCTAGATCAAGTGTATTTTAGGGGTTAGTATATAGATACCTAGACCTTTTCAAGAAACATTGGCCCCTTGCGAGGGATACCCAGAGTGACAGGAAGGAGGTTAGGACTTCTCTTCTTCTTAGGTATTTTCTTTTATGGCTAATTTCACCAGCTCAAGGCTGGGCTTGGTAAACGCAACTGGTAGTTCTTATGATGCCTTGTTCCTCAAGGTTTTCAGTGGTGAGGTACTATCTGCGTTCCGTAAAGCTACGGTGTTTGAAAGCTTACACACAGTAAGAACTATTGCATCTGGCAAATCAGCTCAGTTCCCCATCATTGGTCTTAGCTCAACTGCTTATCACACACCTGGAACACAATTAACAGGTAATGCGATCAAGCACGCTGAAGCTACTATCAATATTGATGACAAGCTTGTATCAAATGTTTTCATCGCAGACATTGACGAAGCCAAGAATCATTACGATGTTAGATCTCAGTACTCAACTGAGATGGGCAACGCTCTTGCTTATACGTTTGATAAGAATGTAGCTGCCA